CGTTTGCACGATTATCGCCGCCTTTAGATTCTTCTTTTTCTTCAGCTGCTTTGGATACTGCTTTAAGAGCAGGTTTTGCTGGTTTAGCTGGCCTGTCTTCTTCCATATCCAAATCTGGATCAATTGCTACTGGAGCACTGGCCCTAGTAGAAGATACTGGATCACCAGTACTTTGGCTTGCACCGCTGGGTTTGTAGTACTGCCCCCAACGCTCCATGTCAAATGCTTCGCCATCAACGCTGGCTGCAAACATTTCTTTGATTACTTTCATTTCCACTTCAGTGGGTTTCTTAGGTAGGAAATCTTTCAAAGTAAACAAACCAAACTGTTTTACAGCGGCCTGTTCTGCGTCACTAAGAGGACGTTCACGACGACTCCATTTGCTAGTGCCGTAATCTGCATAACCACCTTTACTGGACTTAATTAAACGGAAATCCACGCCATGAACATAATCAGTAGGCAGATCTTCCATTTCTGGATCCATCAATGCACCCTTGATCAGGGTAAAGATCTGGGGACCAATAATAAATCTACGAATAGGATTATCTGGAATCTGATCTTCTTTAAGACCATCTTCAGTAACAAAGCCTTGGAACAAGTAACTACGCTTTTTCCAATATTTACGGCCCATTGCTTCAAGTGAGGGGTCTTTGAACCACCCGCGAACTTCGCTGAGTACTGGACAAACTGAACCATCATTGTACATTTCCACACAAGGGACTTGTACATTGACTTTTTTACCGTCTGCCTCGCCTTTCATGCCTGCAAATTCCAGCTTGATCATAGCACGTTCTACCCAAAAGAATGTGTTAGAGTCATCGCCGTCTGGGAGGAATCTTACAGCTGATTCACCTCCTTCTTTAAGATTCCAGAAAGGATAAATTGAAAGATCACCGCTACCTGTTGATCCGCCTTTGATTTCTTGTTCTTTTAATTTTGCTCGAATTTCTGCTAAAGTTGCCATAGTTTTTCTCCTGTAATTGCCTATGTTTTGCCTATATTGCCAGACACGTGTCCAACAAAAAAACGCATATAGCTATTATATGCGTTTTTATTTAGCTTTGCAAGCAGAAAGACAAGAAAAAACAGAAATTATTTTTTCAATCCTGCAATTTTTAAGATTGCTGCAAGTTCAGATTCCATCATGTCAGCACCTGCTCTTCGTCTATAAGCAGTAGGACTCTGCTGACCTGAATTAGATCCAATTCCAGGCATGTTCATACCTTTCATCATGTCACCAAATTTACCTTGAACACCTTTCATCATGCCGCCTACTGGGTCATCACCACTAGCATCGAAGCCCATATCACCGGCCATGCCTTTAAATTTACTCATAGCATCATCATAGCTAGCTGGTTTACCATTAATAGTACCACTACTAGTATTAGTGGTTTTCATATTACCAGCTGGAATTTTACTTTGAATATTTTTCATCATACCTTGCGGATCCATTCCGCCCATCATGTCATCCATGCCAGCTAAAGAATTTGGCTGACCGTCTGGAACTAATTGACCTTGGGCAAATGTGCCTGAAGTCCTACCAGCTTTATCTAGTTGATCACGTTTATTCATAGCTGCTTGTATTCTCTGGCGTGCCATCATTTGTTGCGGCGAATTAGTTTTAGGCCAATTGGCAAAAAAATCATTAGATTCTCCTTCTGCCATTGACACGTTATCAGAAAGTCCAGCCATTCTTCTCATGTCTGATAACTCTCTTGAATGACTATGACGCTGTTTGTATTTTTCCATAATACTGTTGCAAGCTCTTTCTACCATGTGATCAAATCTGTCAGCCTTATGAGTACCCGGGGGAACATGATATTTTTCTTTGAGTTCCTTACACATTTTTGTAACGAACCCTTCTTCACCTATGGTGAAGGTGCCCTCAGTTTGATTAAAGAATCCACTAATACGACTACGAATTTCATCGACTAATTTGCTGCCATTACCACTTTCAGCAAGTGGAGCAGGGTTTGGAATCATCGGTCCTGGAGCTGCTCCTGGCGGGGCCGCTGCTTCAGGTGGAGGAGCAAGGGGTGCTGCCGCTTCAGGTGGAGGTGCTGCGGGTGCTGCCGCTTCAGGTGGAGGAGCAGGGGGAGCTGCCGCTTCAGGTGGAGGAGCAGGGGGAGCAGGAGGAACAGCAGGTGCTGCTGATACACCATCAAACCCCAATTTACTACTTAAATCTGTGCCATTTTCTCTGTCATGTGATTTTAAATAGGAAGCTATAATCGGTCTAGCATCCATTTCATCTAGACCTAAATCTGCTAAAATTTGAAAAGCACGATTTAATTTATTATTGTCTATAATACCTTTTATACTATCTCTAACATTGTCACCATCTGTGCCTAATGGTAATTCATTACCAAATAAACCCTTTAATTCAGCCATGGCTTGCTGTTGTAATTCCTCATTATTATCAAATAGATCGTCATCTTCTTTGACAATTTGATCTAGATAACTTTCAAAAGCACTAAGTTCCTTGATCTTTTTATTTTTAAACTTTAAATCTTTTTTATCATCATTAGTTTTTAGCATGTCCTCTTCTGTGTCGATTTCTTTAACAGGTAATTCTGATTCATCCACTAATTTATAGATATAAGGAAATGCTGTTTTTAATTCTTCGTTAAAACTGCGTACAGTTAATCTATCAACCCAATCATTAAGTACTTCCTCAGGCACTTCCTGTGATTGATTTACTCTAAAATTCTCTTTAAAAACACTGTAATTTTTAGACATCTGCAATGAATGCACTTGCTTCTTAATGTCATTAATGCGCTCAATTACTTTTTGTTGAATATTGCCCATGCTTTCACTAACAATAGGACTACGATCTACATAATTCTTAAAAAATCTTAATTTACTTAATTCCTCACTAAGCCCAATAACATGACGACCAATATCATCATATGGTGTGCCACCATGACTTACATGCTGGGCCAATGCTCTTGCACCGTTTAAGTGCTTGACTGGATATAAAAATCTCTCACCCATTGCATTTTCAACATAAATGTGCTCAATACGTTGAGATCTTCCATTCATGGAGTTTAAATTAACAGGTTGGCTGTGTCTTACAATAATTTTGGCCTCACCTATTTCTTGATAACTGGTCTTACTAGTACCAAATAGTTTTGATTCATTCATGTCATTTTCCCCTAAGGAATCTCTTTTATCTAAATTAGTTTTTGACGGATTCTGTGCATTAAAATTTAATCCGTGTGTTTGAGCAAATTTAGGCAATATATTTCTAATAAACCTATCCCATGACCTATTATCTACAGTATCACTCCATTGCACATCTAAGCCAGGATCTTCACCTTCCTCTGATAAACTTATAGTAACATTTACTATCTTTTCACCTTCCTCACTGGTAAAATCAAAACTAAATTTTCTTGCATCAGCGTCTTTTAAATTAACACCGTCAATAGGTTTGTCATCCGCAGTGGTTTTTTTAAGGCTAGGAAACCTTGTTTGTAATTGTCTACCTAAATCTTTGGCTATTTGTTGGAAATTTGCACTCATATCAATATTTATTAGAAACTGCTGGAAATGAATATAGGTAAAGGAGCTTCGAAATCTTCCTCTACATGTACACCACTAAGACTTTCAAACACTCTTGGGTCCCAATCAGCTACTAAAGTGCTCATTCTAACCATTAATAACAAGGCACTTACCAAGTCATCATGATCTCCAGTCTTTGCTTTAAAGGTAAAACCAGCTGCAATAAAGCTCTTTAACTCACTGATTAAGCTTTTACTATTAATCTCCATCTGACCTGTTTCAATTAAATGCTTTAATCTAGCACAGGCTGATATTTTACTACTATGTGTAGTATTAAATCCTTTACGAAACTTACGTACATGCCCTTTACGTACAGGTTCTGACACCATTAGACCACTAAATTGCTCTTCACCTAGGTCTTTGATCACTACTAATCCTGCTTCACCTACAGTATTATTTTCTATACTCCAGTAAATGTTATTAGTAGTACCCCCCATTTCATCACTGAGGTATTTTAATATATCTTTTAAGATTTTAATCTGCCCTTGTATAGGTGTAGTATTATGATGCCACTCTGCTACTTGTTTAAATGTAGGCAATTCGAACACTTCTATGGCACTGTAGTTTCCACCAGTGCCTAAACTAGGATCTAAACTGACTAGATATATATTATCTGGATCTAATCTACTATACCATCTAGTTTGACCCATTTTAAACAAAGGGTCCTTGCCAGTTAATTCACTTAATCTAATACTATTGACTAATGTTTCATCATAGATCAAAAACTCACAGCCATATTCACGACGGAATCTTTCTTCTCCAATTCTACTCTGTTCTTGAGCAGCCCAAGCTTCATCTCTGTCTGGGTGTTCATCCCAAGTACAAGTAAAAGGGTAAAATCCATTAGCGCCTAATTCTTGCTCATTGCCATATTCATCATAATTATTATTGGCTTCTTTCCATATAGTAGCAAAAGTATCTTCATCACTATTAGGTGTACTAGTAATAATAGCACGACCACCAGTGGCCAATGTAGGTGATATAGATGTCCAAAACTCATCAGCAATGTTTGGCATCACAAATGCGAACTCATCGCAATATAATAAGGATATACTCATACCACGACCAGTATTGCCAGTAGTTGTGGCCGACACAATACGTGATCCATTATCAAATTCTATACTGCCTTTGTTATAATTGATCACACCACAACGAATATAATCAGGACAAAGCTCATATGCATAACGAATACGCTGCATGATCTCCTGCGAACCAGTATATTTGTGGGCAGCAATTAGAATAGTTTGATCTGGGTGAAACATTGCATACCAAAGTAAGTATCCACTCGCACAGGTGGTCTTGCCCATCTGTCTAGGCAACATGTTTACGGTAAATCTATGATTATGATATGCGTGTAGGAGTCTTACTTGGTAATCAAAAGGTTCAAATAATAACTTGCCTTTGACCGGATGTTGAATATAAAAGAATTGAGTGCAAAAATGAAGGTATCCAATATCAGGATCACTGCATTTTAAAAGGTCTTCTACCTGCTCCTCGGTATACTTTTCTTTCTTATAGGCTTTCTTGGTAAGTACACCGTCAAGCAGCTTCGACATTATCTTCCTTTAACTTCTGTATATAAGTTTCTTAGCTTGTATTTTAAAGTTTCGTGCATGGGCATACTCATTGGGTTGTCGCCTCCACGATAGTTATGTTTAAATGACTGTTTAGGTTTGTTTAAATCATCACCACTTGGCACTGCTGCTGCCATACCAGCATATTCTTCATCGGGACTGTTAGAATATTCGTCTAATTCTAGTTCTAATTCACCCGCATCATTCTCGTCATGATCTATTTCATGTCCCATGCCATGCATGTCATGACCCATATCATCCATGTCATGACCCATATCATGCTCAGGCTCTGAAACTGCAACTACTGCACCTGCAGGACCACTCATTGTATCGGCTGGGGCATCATCACCGTGTCCTTTTAACACATTCAATAAGTCACGAATGCCTTCTGGTCCCGAAGCATTCATACTAACATTCATTGTAATAGGAGGATGTCCTGCACCGCCCATCATGCCCATTCCACCAAGTGGTGGCATAATACCACACTCTTGAACAGTTTGATTGGATTCCTTTAAAATCTGTTTGTTTTGATCTAAATCTGTTATGGTTTGTAATAGTTTTTTGAAATCCATTATTCTGTCCTGTTGATTGAACTTAACACACTCTTTAAGAATTGTGATTGTTCCATGTTATGTGCTTTTTCTGTAGGAGCACTCTTGGCCAATAACTGATCATTTACGCCTTTATATTGTTCGCCTCTATGACGATCTTTACCTAAACTTTTTATAAAACTTAATTTGGCTTTTTCGCCCGCCATTGCTTGATTGTTTACTTTTTCATAAGGCTTATTTAATACAGCTTCACCTTTAGTACCTACTCTACTATAACTTTCAATATTATTTTCTATTTCTTCTTGCTCTTTTAAAGTTCTAACCCTTAAATGAACAGGATTAATTTTTAATTTTTCTGACAAATAAATTGCTAATTCATGACTGGTAACTGGATACCCACAAGTAATATCATAAAGATTAACATGTACATTTTTAAGCTCAGGAAAATCTAAAGGAGTCTCAGTTATAGGGGTGCGCATAGTTTTAGTTACACCAGTGCATTCAAACTTAGAAAGAACCATTTTCATGTTCTCTTCCATTTTGTCATCGACATCACCTGCAATTTTAACCTTAAATTCATAGGTTTTAATGCTTTCTATTAGGTATTCCTTAAATGTGCTCATAGTCTTTCCAATATGCTATATTTATTTAATATTTTTAAGTTTTTCCAATAGACTGTTTCTATCAGCTACAATATATCCATTACCTGGAATATCCAATCCTTTATCTGAATTATTTTCTTGATCTATTTTTTGTTTCTTTAACTGTAACTCAATCATTTTAAGTTTTTTATCAATCTTGGCAGCTTTGGCATCAATAGCATTTTTAAGCATAGTGCCAGCTACTTCAAAAATACGGCCGCTATAACGAGCTTCCACATTCATACCTAAATCCATAAGATCATCATAGGCGTTTGTAGCACGATCTGCTAATGAATCAAACTCTTTGTCACTTATGTCGCCTAGACCTTTAACTTGAGGTAATGCTGCGGAGATTTTATCAAACTCCTCCATATCTCTTAAAAAAGCTTCAGGTTTTTCTGCCTTCTTGGCTTCTTCTTTTACCAATTTTTTGTTTTCAGGTAAATTTAATACTTCTTCTAG